TCGTGGGGTTTTTGTTTTTAGTGCATGTTATCAATCATCATCATTGTGGGACTATTTGGAGCCAGGTAATTTCTGACTGTTTGATTTGCCGGAAGTTCTGTCTGAGCAATTGCAGTATTAACAGCACTGTTCCATCCTTGAGGACTTCCTGTTCTCATATACTGTTCCGCAAGATTAGCAACAACTTCATCATTCAAAGTTCCATTCCTCAAATGAGAACGCAGTTGCATAGTTATACTCTGCCTGTTTTCTCTATCAATACTTCCATACATACTATTCAGGTGTATGGCATCTCTGGCCCTCATCTCCTGAACTGGTCTAGTTGCTAAACCTCTAGCTAATACACTATTCCAAGTCCAGATTTCATCCGGCCCCGCTACTAAATTACCCTTCCCAGTAACACTGTAACCTGCAATCAATTCAGACATTCTGGCAACAGGTCTGGAAATACTCTGCATAGAGATTGCCTCAAAGATTCCCTGACCAGCAGTTTTATCTGCCTGAAAGACAGCTCCACCCACACGTCTGATTGCATCATAAACCTGCTCAGTTAAAGCAACTGCTGGAATAGCACCAATTCCTTTGAATGGGTCAGGAACTCTAGGCTGAATTTCCCCACGGGTTGTAATTGCTGCCTGTGAGAAACTACTAGGAAGTCCATAGATTACAGCTTCCGCCAACTTATCAGGAAGTGCCCTGAATGTTCCAGTAACAAGATCGAAATTCTGATCAGAGAAATGTTCCCCAATCTTCTCACTTACGATATTGAAACCAGGCAGACTCTTGGCTCCGAAAATGGTTCCTTGAGCCAGCATTGTTTTCGCTAGTGCTTTGAACTCTCCCTTCTCTAAATGCCTATAAAGACTTTGGGCCATTGTCAGCATGTAGGTTTGGAAAAGTCCCATAGCTACACCAAGAGTCCCTTGAAACATTGTAGGCCTTTGTGCGGCAGCATAATTTCCAATTGTGCGGTCCATGAAATCCCTAGCGAAAACCATAACACCAGCATCAGGAAGTGTTGGATAAGCTGTCTTGGCAATATAGACTCCAGTTGAGAAAGCCTTTTCACGAACGAATTGCTCCGAGAAGTCTGTGGCCTTACTGAGATTTTCCACTAACCTGCTACGCATTAAACTTTCTGTTGTACTAAGAATCCCTGGGTCCAAAGAACGAGTTCTGGCAAAAAGCTCATCTGCCTCTGAAACAACTCCCTTGAACATATTGAGATCTTTTGCCCTCGTAATGTAAGGCAATGCTTCAGGTCTGTGATTATATCTCCAACCATTATACATTGTCTTGATAACATCGAACTCAGGATTCACTGCAAGATCTACTCCCATGAATTTTGCTGGGAGCTTACTACTGATCTCAGAAGTCATGAGAATGGGTAAGGAAATAGCATTAACATAAGCCTGGCCAAGTTCCCCTACACGAAGCAATGTGGTAGCTGCTAAAGTATTTGCAAGAACAGTCACACGAGTTGCCAAGGCTTCTGTCTTTGCTACTCTATCCTGATGGAAAAGTCTCCTAGCTTCAGCCTCCTGGAAATCCTTAAAAGGATTAGGAATACCTCTGGCCGCCAATTGCTGCTGAAGTTCCTCATACTGCTTTTCGGAAAGATTCTTGCCCTTTCCGAAAAGGTTTTTGCCAGTATTCAGAATCGGCTCCATTACATCCTGGATAGTTCCCAGGATTTTCTCTAGGATTGCTGAATAGATCTGATTAGTTCCACGCCAAAGTCCATACTGATCCAAATTAGATTTGCCCATGATGGTATTCATCAAGACAGCTGCGGCATCCTTTTCTGTTTTCTTGATAATTCCCGAGGCTCCAGGCTGCATTTTAACTGAAGACTGTGTGTATTTGCTGGCTGTGTGGAGATAATCAAACACATCACTGAGCTGAAATTCCATGATACTACCCATGTTATAAGCTATCTGATGTTCATAGGCATTCACCATTTCCACAAGGCGTTCAGTAGAAGTAGAGATTCTGGCTGCCCCACTGGAACCACCTTTCAGCATCGTAATATCTGCGGATTGCATAAACATGGGATCATGACGCCCGGCAATAATATTGAACAGCTGCTGTTCCGTACCATGTTGGATAATATCATGAGTCTGTCCAACAATAACTCCTGATTTCCCACTGAATGCTTGAATAGCTCCCTGTAATTCTTCTGGAGTTTTTCCATGCAATAGGGTTGTAGCTTGAGATGACTTATCAATCACATAGGCAATATACTTATCTTTTGGACTAAAGGAAGGAACCCAGAGACCGATATCACTTAACTTTCCGAGACCTGGGATTTTCCTAAGAGTATCCTGCTGCTTATAAAGTTCTCGTCCTGCTCCAGACATCCATTTAAAAACATTATCAACTGAATCAGTAGTAACCCTGAATTCCTCTCCATTTAATTTGGCAGCAATAAGATTTGGGACTTCAACCAACTTATTTGGATTCGCTGAACTTGGAATCATCTTTGTCGGCTGCTGCGGATCAATGTGCCAGATTTGTCTATTCTTATATTCCCGATACCCTTTGATCCCGGCATTGATGGAATCCGCTGTATTGAATTCCACAAGAGCTGCCTTATCCCGGACCATTGTATAGAAATCATCTTTAACCGGAGCAAAGAACTTATCCACTGCCCTATTGGTCAAATCAGTGCGCATTTTACCAAGATATGTGGCAACTGGCCCGACCTCTTTCATGCCTCTTAAAGAATGGTCAGTTGAGCCAAGAAACTTATTGCCAAGTGCGGGATTGCTAATGAGATTTAATTTATCACGAATCACATCTCGAAGTGTCCTGAATTCCGTCCCAAGGAAGAATCCAGCAGCCTCACGAATCATTCCACTTTCTGATGTAGCAAGAAAAGTTTCCTTCACAATATCATCAGTGCTGCCAGTAATGCCTGCTCCAATATTACTACGGATAATAGCATGAGGAATCTTATTGGAATTTGTGCGTAGGAGAATGGTTCTATTGGTTGGGGAGAGATAATCCTGAATAGCACTAGCGTCAGTGTATTTTGAAAACTGCTCCATAGCTAAGAGATCATCAGGCTGTCCCGCTGCAACCTTTTTAATTGTCTCATTTGGGACATTAAGGTTCTTTGAGATCACATCTTCAGGAATGCCGAGTTTAATATACTCTCTGATCTTTTCTATCTTATCACTTACCAAACCTTTCATTGCAGCGATAGGATCAACATTGGCAGATGTGGAAGTAGAATGGGCTTTGATTGTTTCTCTCAGAGTATTGAGATCAATCTTTGTTGTTCCTGCAGCAGCCTTTGAACCAGTAGGAATAGAAGTAACAACAGGGTGAGTTGCAGCATCTACAATAAGTTCAAGTTCCCCACCAAGGGAACTCCCATCATATGAACCCAGGAATCCAACTACATCATCTGTATGAACACGATAAATAGAAACCTTGCCGAATTCATTGGCCACACTCATAGCAGGCGTAAAACTCTCGCCAGCACGAGAACCTTGTGGTGCCTTATTCATACCACGAAGGAGATAGATATAACCCTCAGAGTCGGCTTGCTGCTTTAGGAAATTACGCAATGCTTTTGATTCAGGAGATTCCCATAATTCTTTAACAACTCTTCCAAGCATTGATGGAGTTTCACCTGATAATTTCATAGCCTCTTCATGTGTAAGGCCTCTGGCCCTATCAGCCTTATAGAAAGCATTGCCAAAATACTCAGCTTCTGCCTCAGTCAAAAGTCTTTGCGGAGCTTTATTCCCACGACGCCAATCATTCAATCCGCGCTCTATAAGATGCATACCACCAAAACCTGGATGATTCCCAAGTGCATCAGTTCCAGAAGCCGCTTCCGCTAATTTTTTAGCCTCTGGACTAATATTCCTGGAACGCATTAGATCTGTCGCAAGTCCATCAGGTCCCTGTAGCCAATACTTAATATCATCAAGAATCGTATTCTTAACTGGAGGAAGCCCTAATTCATGAGAAGCAATTCCAGTGGTAGCAGAATGTGGAACAGTAGAAACTGGAATCTTATTGGCAATAGCCTTTGCTATGAGGTCAATATTAACTTCTTTCCAAACGGGAGCCTCTTTAGTAATGGTGAGCTGGGTCTTGGTTACGTCAAAAGTAGGATTACTTTGGAGTTCTTTTTTAACTCGGGCCAAGTATCCTTGCAGCATTCCAAAATCATCTGGCGCAATTGTTATTGGCTTGTAAAGATCCTCAGCAGGAAGCCTATCAAAATGGGCCAGTGCTTTCAGATAATGAGCATCCATAGCAGGAGATGAGGTAAAAGGGGACTCAATCCCAATATCTCTATTAGGATAAACATGCCAATCTTTAGGTGTTCCTTTAAGTAGTTCATCAACATTTGTATATCCTAAGTCAGCAGCACCTCCATATGCTTTAATATCTGAGGGAAGCATGAAAGTATCAAGCTCTGGATTGTATGCCACAGTAACTGGACGGACTCTGTTTGTTGCGGTGGATTTTATAGAGAGGGGAATTGCCTCTCCAGGAATTGTGGTAGTTCCAAAGAAAGGATTCTGCCTGGCTGCTGAAAGGTCTGCGAAATCCCCAACCTTAGCCAATGTAATAGTATCCACATTAGCAAAGCGCACAGGATCAGACGCAATTCTATCTATAAGAGTTTGTTTATAGGCCGAGCCGCCTTTCCCGAGAGCCTCAATCTCTTTCTTCAAGGAAGGGCTGGCCATTTTATCAAAGAGTGTAAATTGAGCAGCATCAGCATTTGCAATATTGAACTCAAGAAGTTTCTTTGTATGCTCAGTAAGAGAATCCTTCCTAGCTTCCAACATATCCTTCCAGTTCTGGGAATTTGCTCTATGCACTGCCATATGTCCAGAGAGATTCTCTGTGATCTGGAAGTCCTTCATTCCCTCAAGAAGAACACTATTGGAAGCCTGCTCAACTTCCTGCATAACTCCCTTAGCCGCAGATCTTTGGATAATGAGTCCTGCCCCACCCATTAATCCAAAACCAAAAAGGATATTCATGGCCGAGTGTTTAATTGGATCTTTTACATAATCTTCCATGAAAGGATGGGCATTCATTGTAGAATAAAGAACACCCTCCAAAACTACTGCATCAACTAAGGCATTTCCTGCAGTTGCAAATCTATTCTCCCACATAGCACCACGAAAGGCAGAACTGGCTTTTCCACTTCCCTCATAGGCAGCCTTAATATTTGCCATTCTCTGGGTCTGACCAGCTGTAGAGAACCAATTAACTCCCTTGGCCCCAGAACGAAGCAGGTTCATTCCTTTCAGTGCAAGACCTAATGGCGCAACAATTCCTCCAATGAAGGAAAGAGCTTTGATTGTCTCAGGATTTTCATCATAGACAGTCGCTAGGTTTTCATTAAGGTTGGCCAATACATCATGCGTATTGTAGGAATATTTCTCTGGCGTCACTGAGTTCCAAATAGAAATTCCTGTGTCAACAGCTGCCGCTAAAGGTACTCCAAGGATTGTGCTTCCGAGACTAGACTCAGTGTCGAACTTAGAAAAGGAAACATCAGACTGCTCTCCGGTGTATTCTGTGAGATCCATTACATTACTCCTTTAAAAAACTGGTCCGATTGTATAAGCATTAGGCATTGTGGCTACGGTACTGAGTCCAGCAGCTATGTTATCAAAGATACCGGGAATTGCCATTGCTTGGGTCTTTGCTTTGAGGGTTGACAGGTCTACAACTTCCCCGTATAGGGTGCCATTCAACTTCTCAGCATTCTTCAAAAGATGCTGCTGAACAAGTGCTGCCCGGGAGGATCTTGCTTCTTTAGGGGCATTATATACAAACTTCTCATAAATAGTATTCAGGTTAATGGGCTTTCCAGCTGTTCTAAGTGCGTCAAATTCTGGAAGATCAATTAGCCTCATACCATCTACTGGTTGCCAACTAGCTGCATTGCCAAGTAAGCTACTCTTTTTGGAGGCCTTCATTACTTTGATGGCTGTTTCTACTTTAAGGGCCTCCATTTTTGCTAGAGAATCCTTATCCTTTGAAAGCATTGATTTCTGCTTAAGATTCCCAAGTTCCTGTCTTTCAATTGGGGAGAGGAACTTATCAGCCTCTTTCTGAAGTGCGTCAGAATTAAGAAGTAACGCACGCATTTTTGTAAGCTCGTTCTCCACCTCTGCTGTTGGCTGTCCTGTTAAAGCTGCTTGTTTCTGAACAACATAAGGAACAGCCTTAGAAATACCATGAACAGCTGCAGCTAAATAGTCCTGAGGTTTTGCTGCTGGGTCCATAATAACTGCTGCTTCTTCCCTAAACTGAGGATTCGTCAAAAGCTGGGCCGCCCGTAATTTTAATTCTCTCTCGTCCTTTACCTCAGGATAAAGAGCCTGCACAGCTTCCATGTTAGTAGGTGTTAAAATTGAAGTGATCTGGTCCACTTTCTCATTTTGAATACCTTCCTTTTGGAGCATTGTATTAAGCAAACGCTCCTGAGTTTTCATGAATGCGCCAACTCTGGTCTTTGTCTTTAAGATATCAGGATCAGAAGAGGCGAGTTCTCGGATATGGCCCTCTGCTAGAGACAGAGATTTATCATACATAGCCCTGGCCCTAGCAGTTTCCTCACTATCAGTTTGATATTGAAGCCACATAGGATGGGAGCGATCTTTCTGTTCTGAGAATTTAAGCTGTCTCTCCAGTCCAGAAACCCCAAAACGCCCATAAGCCATATCATGGAACTGCTTCATTTTCTGAGACTCGAATTCCCCATACTGATTCGTGAGATCAAGTAGAGCCTTTTCTTTGGTCAGGGAATCTCCTGCTTTCTGAACAGCTTCAATAGCTGGGAGAAATGGATCAACTTCTGGCTGGGGCTGGGAGACTTGAATCCTGGCGGGTTCTGCGGGTTGAGGCTTTCCGTAGATACTTTCATTCGTAATTGTAATCGGCATTTTGATTTTCCTCTTTAATCGTAATAGTACTCGTCAGTGGTAGCGGCTGCATCAATATTATTGTAAGCAGCTTGCCGAACTGCATCAGCAGAAGAATAGCTAGAGTAATCGGTGCCACTATTATTGCTTACATACTTATTAGAATCTGAGCTACCCGCTAAATACATAGATGGATCCACATTACTGGATGAGTTACTGTTTGTAGTATTCTTGATCACAATCCCATTATCAATTCCTGCCGTGTTCACTGGATTATATTGGATAACCTCACCGCCGTCTCCATATACTCTATATCTTTCAGGAACTGCTACTTGCTTAAGAGTTTCATCAACAGGATTAATTGCGCCCTTTTGTGCAACCTGTTGGCTATTTGTGGTCTGATTCTGTCGACCGGTGGTATTCTGGGAAGAATTCTGATTACTGAACCTGGTGCTATTCGTAGTGGTAACTGCTCCCTTTAATGCATTGAGAGCCTGAATAAGAGTATTCTCTACTGTATTCTGCGGACGGGTAAAAGCTTCAAGTAAGGATGCTAATTGTGCCCTGCTCTGTGCATAAGCTTTCTGCTGCTCTCCACCAAGAGCTGAGGCATTAAGAGCTGCATCCTGAGCAATCCTATTTGCAAGTAAAGCCTGCATAGAACTAGCAGAAGTACCGGCACCCTCAATTGCTTTCTGAAGGGCTGGCATTTGTTTTTCCATGGACTGTTGAAGATTCAAACTCATAAGACCCTGAGCATCTGCATTTGCCTGCTGCGGAGAAACAAGACCCAATAAGTTTGTCACGAATTGAGTCATTGCATCCCGTTTTTGTATCTCTCCCTTTTGATTAGCAGTTCCACCACTCATAAGCTGAGCAATGAATTCCTGTAGGGTTTTCATAGAGTTTGGATCGAGGGTAGTAGTAGTTTGATTCCCAATTTCCCATCCAGATTGATTCCCAGCTGACGCTTGATTAGTTGTTCCTTGAGTTGTAGAGGTTCCAACTTGAGAATCGGGGCCAAAAGTAGTTGTTTGTCCTTGCGGTTGTCCAGTAGCTGTTGCATTGGTCCAAGTAGCTGCCATTTTCTTTCTCCTTTATTTAACGAATGCCTTGTGGAAAAGCTCTAAATTCAATGTACTGCACATCAAACTGCCCTGCCAGAACAATATTAAACCAAACTCCAACTACATCAAGCCCAAATCTGGCAGAAAGTGCGGATGTTACAGTTGTTTCTTTTGTCAAGTCAGAATTGATAGCGCGCCCATCTATACTATGTTCCAACTTGATTGTGCAAGTAGATGGGAGTCGGAAGTGGATAATTACTTCAGAAGCCCTGGTGAATCCTGCACGATAATATCCTATCTTACCCCATTTAGCAAGCGAATCAGATGGATTAAGATCGAACAGCCTGAGATACCCTGAAGTATCAAGAACACCAACATCCATTCCGAAGTTGTCATATGTGATAATTCCTTCATCAACTTTGTTAACAGGAGAATACTCAATGAGCTGCTTAAACTGACCCTTAAATTTGCCCCATTTCTTAAGAGCCAGATCATAGACTAAAGCCCCTACATAGGTGGGGTAGATCGGACCAATAGATCCATCCTGAAGATTGAATGTTGCGCCAGGAAGATCAAGTGTGTAGGGAGGATAAGAGATCGTGGAAAGTGCTGGAAATTCGATGGAGTAGGAGGGATAATCAAGATAAGGATCAAGATATGAAAGTGGGAATGGAAGACCTGTATCATATCTATTTACTCCGGCTCCAACACTTGGATTTGTGAAAGAAACCATTCCTTCTTTATTACAGTATTCCCCCGATTCTGGACCCCCGGCATAGACTCCAGTAGCTGCAAGAAAAACATCCGAAACATCCGCCCAATGGGTTATAGTAAATATAGTATCTACATGTGTGTTCAAGCAATTATTATAGATTGTTGTGTAGAAGTCACATATATAGGTGTGCCGTATATATGCATCTACTGGAGCAGCTACTTTTGTACTTGTATTATAACTAAAAACTTTTGCATTCCTCTGATATAAGAACTTTCCATACTTAGCAAACTCCGCTGGATCTGTGTGCTCTAGGTGTACTGTATGTAATACAAGATTTTTTCCAGCTAGGACCTTCCCTTCTGTTAAATATACATTCATGGTTGAGGGAAAGCCAGTGATACTCGCCGCTAAAAAAGTATGATTTTGTCGCATCCTATAAGAAGCATCAGCATAGGCAGCTAGGAGTCCAGCAAAGCTTAGATCAATACCATAACTATAGATGTAGGGATTAACTGAGAAAGGAATAGAACAGCTGAATCCAGCTGTTATAAAGAATTGAAATGTGGCAGGATCTGAAGACCCGGAATAGTTCATGCCTCCTGCCAGATTACTAACATAGGATTGATATTTCCGTATCTGGTATCCCTCTGTCAAATGCTTTCTAACAGTGACCCTACCAGGACGAGTATAAATAGAGACAGGGCCTTTCCCAGTTGTCCAGTTTATTAAAGAAGCATCTGGGAGATCCGGAGGACTGGCAATCAGGCTGTTATAATCCCCTACATAATAATACCCACCAGCTATACTATTATCACTTTCCGAAGTTTGGATAGAATAGTTTGTTAAGTTGTAAACTATTCCCTTGATTCTTTCATTTAATTCATACCATTGGGATTGTATTACATTATGCATTTCAGAAACTGTCTTTACGGCTCTTGCACCAGCTGAGGCTCTTGTTGGATAGAATCCTGTATCTGAATAAGATTTAGTGTTATTATCAATAGCAGCTTCTATTACAGCCTTGGCTATAAACTCATCACCATTCGCTATCCCATCAAACATATACTCCATTGCATTATTTTTACTGAGTTGCCCAGACCCCCATGCCCCATAATTCGCAGCAAAAATCCCCAAGAAATTCGCATCATACCTAGTGGTGGAGATTGACCAAATAGGTTTTATACCGCCAGGAGGTTTAGTAGTCTGCTGCTCTGGTGTGTTTCCATTAAAAACCTGATAAAGAGCCTGGACCAACTCAATTTGCGTTAAACTAAGAGGCATATCTGCAAGAGTTCCATCCCAGCCAGGAAGAACTTCAAGGCTTAAAGTAGGAACTGTATGCTCCTCGAAATGCACCATTCCGTCAATATAACGATTATCGATCAAATAAAGATAAAGATATCGGCCGCCAAAGAATTCCAAGAAAACAGGATCACGGGTTTCCCGTAGGAAATCAACAACTTCAGGAAAAACAGGAACCAGCTGGGTGGATTTAGAAACCTGATTGTACTGACCAATAGCATAAAGAGCGCCACCACCATAGAAATACTGGTCACTATCGGTTATTCCAGTTGTGCTCTGTTTGGGATAGGCAATACCAATGTCATCAGTAATTGCATCAGCATCCCACAGAAGTGTTCCTGTGGTGATATACCTGACTCCAACAATTCTCCTGGTGCAATAGATCACGAATCCGTCTGATTTAGCCCTGATAACAACAATCCGGCCAATGACAGCATTAAAGATTCTATTTCCGGCGAGAGTTTCCAGAGAAGGAGTAAAATCTGTGTGATCAAGAACGGAGGACCAAGAGACAGAATTAGCAGAATCCCAAAATCCAAGGCGCCCATTGGCCCGAAAGATTCCCATCTGTCCAGCCATAGTGAGGAAAGAAGGAGTAAAAGAAGAAAGAGTTCCATCGGCGATCACTTTATAAACTACAGTATTTGCCTGTCGGTATATATAGAGAATGTTCTCAATAATACACCAGGTCCATTCCAAATGACTTCCAGGAGCGGGAGTAGAAAGGGTATAACTGTGCGTCCATGTTCCTCCAGAAAGAGTCCAAAGACCGTCTTCGCACATTGCAAAGATCTTATTGGAATAGGTGGAAGTTTGGAAAACCAAGAGTCCATCGCAGCGAGTAGTCAAAGCTGTGACATTAATCTTTGACGTGAGTCCAAAATAAGACCGGTATCCATATGCAGTAGGAAGAATATTCCAACCATCATATAGGAGTACCGGTGAGGTTTTTACAGGGGAATCTTCCTGCCCTGTGTAGTGTAGATTCTCTGGAAAGGAATTAGGATCGCAAGGAAAATAACCCTGAGAGACATCTATAATTTTGGGAAACTGTGGCATTTATTATCCCCTCTCATGTTGTTGCTGGAGTGAAAGACTGGCCCAAGCGTCCAGTAATGTGACAGAAAGAGTTCCAGTTCCTGAAAGAGTTATTGCTGAGACTTTCATCTGAAAAGGAGAAACTGTCATGATTGTTTCTTTTGGGAGGAACAGACCGTCTGTCAGAAGTGTTCCAGAAGATGGGACAGAAGCAGTTCCACCGAATTTGATAATACAGTCTACATCAGAGAAAAGAACAATGGTCTTATAATTTCCTGCCAGTGTAAGTTCTGCTGTTGCTGAGGTTGAGATAGCAATCCTATAAAGACCCCTAGGGCGGATTGTATCATTCGGAATAGCAATTCCGTCAGTTGTTGCGATTGGATAACGTCCTGCTAAATCTGCCATTGTTATGCTCCTGCCAAAAGTAAAAAGCTTATCCTAGTCTCTGCCGTAGCTGCTGCATTTCCATAAAGGATAAAATAACCTGCATCAGAGACGGCCTGAACAGATTTGAGGGTGGAATCATTTGAGCCCACAGTTGCAAGAATCACACTGTTTACAGTTGCTAATTTATTTGTGACCATAAGACTAGAAGCTCCTGCGGCCATATTAACTCTACCGGCCCTTCTATTGATTGTAACTGCTCCAGTAGTTCCAGCTGCAATGACTGTGGGTTTATTGTTTGCTCTTTCTGTTTGGTGAATTACTGGATCCATTATACCCTCTTCACATAACCAAGAACATTGATATATCCGGAAGCACTTGCATAGGCTTTCACGGTCTTGGAATTCTGCAACATTGCACCGGCGAGAATCAAAACAGGTTCAGAATTAGCTGGAATTTCCACATCCTTACAAGCTATTGTGCTATTGGTATTATCATAACCAAAAGCTATTGTCACAGATGCAGGAGTATCTTGTGGATTTGTAACCCAGAGCCAGATCTCATCCCAGGTTCCTGTTCCAGCATTTGTTGTGTGAATAGTCTGAGCAGTTGCAAGAGATGTAGCAGTGATCTGAATAGGTTTCCCACCAGCCCTCCCAGTGAAAGGCACTTTAACATAGTCTGTCATACCACACACCTATTAACGTAGCCGGTCAGGTTTATCTTATTTGCAATACTGGCATATGCTTCCACTACGCCACTGTTTTGCAGAAAAAGTCCAGGACAAATAAGAACCGGAGCACCACCAGGAGGAAGATCATAACTACCAACTACCTGATCACCTATGGAACTATGAGCGCCAAAATAGAGGGAAATGGTTCTGCTGACTGTATCTGTATTTGCAGCCCAGATCCAAATATCATCCCAGTTATAAACTCCTGGGCCAGTTGTGTGAACAATCATAGGAGAAATAGCACTGGTAGTATTAACTGTCATAGTTGCGCCGTTAGTGGAGCCACTTAATCCTATCCTGGTTTCTGTGGGACTAGCTGTTCCACCAGTTGCAGGAACAGTCCAAGCTCCAGTTCCATCAAGATAATAAGTTGAGTCATTTGGGGGAACAGGAACAGCTCCTCCAGTTGTTGCTGTCATCTCTGCTACATTTATTTGAATATCATCTACAACGTAAGCGAAGTAAACGTGATTGCCCTCAGAGATTGTAAAGGTGCCAGGTGCTGAAGTCCAAGTATAATCATAATCTGTGCCAGAAGATTTAACTAGAATATCCCCAGTAGAACCTCCTGGAATTCCCGCAAATCCCCCAGAGGATGCAGCTTTAATCCTTTCGCTAAATCTATTGAATAGCATGTAACCTCCTTAGGAAATCAACAAATTTCACATTGATTCCCATCATTAAGAGTCCAGCTACAGAAGTAAGAACAACCAGGATGCAGGTTTTAAGGATCGAGTGCTTTAATTCTTTTAGAAGTTTTGCATTCTCCTGCTTAGCTTCTTCCGCTTCTGTGTGCTCTCTAATGTGGTGCTCGATTCCAAAAGGAAAAGCACCACAGAGTTTGTCCTGGTTTTCCAGAAGGAGATCTATCTTCTGGGAGTCTGTCATGCTGTCATATTTTCTTCTTTCTTCTTGCATGGTCAAAACTCCCCTTTAATAGGTAATCTGATCTTTGAAATCATTTACAGCCACCATATACATCTCATCACCCATGGATTTGTAGGTCTTTCCATTTGAGGAATCCCCCATGGAAATTAAAAGCTCTCCAATTGCTTGATAGATAATTGCATAGGGACAGATATCTAAGAACCAGTGGGCTTCAGTACCCGTGAGATTTGGTGCATATTGGTAATAGCCTACCAACAATGAAGATGCACTAGAAGATGGAATGATAGTCATGGAAGATCCTATCATATAATAACCATCCTGCTGCTGCCAACCACCAGGAACAAAGACATTCTGGGGATCTATATAATTAAGATAACGAGTAGCTCCGAACATCTTAACATATTTCCACTTCCGGAATCTAACTAAAGGGGAAACCAAAGCTGAAAGATCGATTGTCTGAGTATAAAGACTAGAATCTAGTGGAATGGAGGTTTCCACCAGATCCTTTGAAAACTCAGTCTTTAGAATAGATCTGCTGAGGACTGCATTAACTATGACTCCAGCCTCAGCAGTTTTATCCGGGCGCTTAATTACAGAAAGTACGGCATCAACTGCCTCGGCAAAGTTCATTATTTTCTCCTAGGAAAGGATTTCAGCAGCTCTTTGGGGAGTCAAAAGTCCATCTGCTACGAATTGCGCAAATACATCACCTGCGTATGCAACATTAAACTGGAACTCATCAGCAGTTGGAGCAATGACTACGGAATAAACTGCATTGGTATTACCAAGCAAACAAGCACCAAGGATAGCAGATTTCTCAGCTGGAGTCAGTCTTTCCATTACTTGACGCTGCGAAAGATAAACTTCAGGAGGTGGTTGCCTATCGTCTCCAACATAAGCTTCCCAAGGAAATAGAGGATTCAAAGTAAATGCAATATTGGTTCTGACATCCCCACCATCAGCAAGAACAGCAGCAACAGCTTCTGCCTGTGTAGCAAAAGGCAAAATAGACATGATTTACACCTTCAAAAAGTCAAGTTCGGAAGCCGCAAGAAAGATAGCATTCCATTCTTTTGGCGTTGGGTTTGGAGTTAAGTTAGTACGGAGTCCACTGGAGAAAGGATTATCTCTATCCAATTTACCAGTATAGGCCCAGAATCTCTTACGTTTAGGGGTCATAAGAGCAACTGCAGTTTCAAGCTGGGCTTCTGTAATTCCAGCATCAACACAGGCCTGAATAAACTGCCATTTGGTAACTGTTGGGCGAAGATCTTTATACGTATCAGAATCTGTGCGAACTTCCCAGTTATTCCCATTATCATCGAAGACCCAGCAAACTTGACCCCCTGCTGCTTCAGCTTCATCTTTTGTTGCGTAACGTGTAATAGCCATTCTTAATGCTCCTATTTAAGGTAGAGTGATGGACCCTCATACAAAACAATAAAATCAGCTGCAGCAGATATAGTAAGCTGCACTCCAACGGAAATATCCGTCGTTTTATCTACAGCGACAGATGGAGCAGAGGAAGAAGATCCATTCTGCACGGAAAAGAAGGCTCCTATTTGAGTATTCGATACACTATAAATCTCGGATCTCCTACAACCAAAACAAGCAGTGGTTGCAGTAGAACTCAATAAAGCCACCCCATTAAATGTCATTTTTAATGTTTTGGTAGCGGCTGTCCCACCTCCACCCATAGGAATAGCCATACTTACAGATTTAGTCACATCAAGTAAATAACCTGCAGGAATAATACCAGCCCCGGAAACTTGAGTGGCAGTAGTATAAGCAGCTCCACCATTAACACTCTCACTACTAAAATCAGCACCAGGGGCATTGAATGTAATAGTGTTTGCATCTGGAACCGATACTATGGAATCATACCAACCAGATGCAAGACTAGGTGAGCCGGGATAAAAGAAACGAAAACCAACATAAGTGGAACCGGTAGTAATTCCATGAGCTGTGGCTGTGATAGTTACAATATTGGAGGTTCTAGAAGCAGTAGAACTGGCTACTAAAGAGGCTAGTAAACACTTCTTAAACCCTGGAAATTTCAATACGAATGGAACACTTCCCATACCAGAAAAATCATCAGGAACTTTACATTCCCGAATCCCTCCGCCATCTGTATATGCGTGAATAAAACTTCCCATGTATTTCTCCTAAGAAAAAACCCCACCATTCAGGAAAGACCGGGAGCGGGCCTGTTGAATAGTGGGATTAGAAAGAAAAGAATTAGCCAGTAGCACCAGCAGTAAGACCCTCAATGACAACACAACCCCAAGGATTGCGAAGTTCCAGAGCCATCTCAGAAGTATAGCTTCCGCCCTGACCGTCAGTACCGTTTTCTACGATATTTCCAGAAGCTCCGTATTCTTCCACCTTAGCATTACGACCATTCATGTAGGCCAACTTGATAGAAGGAATATCCAGAATAATCAGGCGGCCAGCAGTTTCATCGTAACCATTCAGAAGAGCATGTTCCAGAAGACGCAGCTTTCCTTTATAGCAGGTGAAGGATTGATAGTCCATACCGAAATTGGTAGTTTCCGGCATTAATTGAACCTGACCATTCTTGATAGCAATCTGATTAACAACTTCAATCGCTTTAGAATCACCGAAAGCATAACGCATACGAGGATTGCTCAGATCGGTAGAATACTTGAACGCTTTGGCTACGTAAGTAACAAATTGAGTTAAAGTAGTAGTTCCGCCAGCAGTCACATAGTTTGCATTGGAAGTATATTGACGAACAGCATCAATAATACCTTGCGTTGCATGAATTGGCTGGGCACCAGAAGTATCCATCTTGGCCTGGCCCCAAATACAGGCAGTTTCCTGCTCAGCTTGGTGCATCAAAGCCGCATCAGCTTTACCTTCAGCAATATTGGAATAACCAATTTCATGCAGAGAAGCTTTAGCGGTTCCAGTCACAGCCCAAGCATTACGGAAAATCTGCGTAAAGTTGGAAACATAAGTAACCGGGAATTGGCGGGCCGTAGGACGCGCACTATTTTCAGGCTTGGCAGAACCGACCTTGATAATCTTATCGCCGCTAGTTCCAGTCGTATCAGCAACTCGACCAAAACCTTTTTTGACAGTAACAACATTACCAGCAACAGCAGTAACTCGCATATTCTCACGGGTGGTTACATTATGGATAATATCATCCACACCAATACCAGCGGCAGAAGTCAGAGTAATAGTTGCAGCCGCAGCTAAATAGCCAGACGCAACAGTAGTAGAAACGAATTCCACAGTCTTGCTGAAATAGCCATGAGTAGAAGCCACAGCAGTAGTGGTTCCCATCATTGCAGAAAGACCAGTAATGGGAGAAGCCCCATTAGGCATAAGCCGCATAAGAGTTGCACAGAGCGACCTTTTGTTCAGTTCCGTAGGATGCCCAGTTCGGGGAACTGTGTTAAAAATACCTTCCATCAAAGCCATTGTAATGTCCTTTATTAACTAGTTAAGAATGCTTCCCAATCATCAACTTCACCAGCAGTTTTCTGCGTTTGTTGAGATTGGGGTGTGGGATTCATAGCTGCCTGTACCTCGTTAAGATAGCGAACAGCTTCTGTTTTGATTTGTTCTGCGGATGCGTCGGGATTTTGTTTAGCCAGCATACTTGCGATCCTAGCCAGTTCTGCTTTCACAACAGGATGGCTAGCATTAGGTACATCTGCCAATTGGCTCGAAATGAGCTGTTCCTTTACTTTGTTTCCTAGGGTTTTCTTTTCATAATCGGCACGCGAATTCAAGTGGGTATCAGTTAAAGCCGCTCCATGACCAATTGCAGCTTTGTAGGCATTTTGTGCCACTGCATTCATCATTTCAATCAAAGCATTAACATCTCCACCTTGAGCACGCTGCATTAATTCAGGATTCACACCACTAGCAAATTGAAGTTTTCCTGAAACTTCAGAAAGAACCTTATCGTCCAACTTGAAAGATGGAGCAACATCTTCTGCTTGATTTTTGCTAGTATCAAACATATTCTTATATACGTCAAGGGGATTAACCGGCTCAACAGGCTTTTCAGCCGCTTGTGCTGGAACCGGAGCTGGTGCAGGAGTTGGTGCGGGAGCCGGTTTATTATTACCCATGATAGAATCGAAAATACCCATTTTTATTCCTTCGAGATTGAGAGTAACGTTGATAAAACAAGGAGTTGACCAGAGACAAATAAGTGTTTTTTATGCACCGACTCTGGGGTTTCTGCCAGAATGGGAAGCTCCAAAAGGTCCCTACTACATTCTCTTGCAAGACCTTTTAGATAATCCCGAACTGTTGGATCATTGAACACTGCGGTTAAGTGATCAATTTGCACCGGAGTTAATGTATGATCCGGTAAGATTTGATTAACAAGACTCATTAACGTGCCCCTAATTCCTGTTGCCTTAATTGAAGACCCTGCTCACGAGCTGCAATTTCCTGCTGCCTTAAATCCATCTCCTGGATATTATTTGCAAAATCAGGACTTGCCTGTTGTGTTTTATCTCCCTGTACAGGAGAAGGCTGTGTTGCCGTGGGCGCTGCCTGTGGTGCATATTCAGAAAGTCCCTTAACTCCCATAAGTTGCGCCAGATGTGCAACAATGTTTGGAAGCATTTGCCCATAAGTTTGCTGCAGGATAGGACTCTGACTGATCATGGTCATCACTTGGATAATTCCCTCAGTACTTGCAAGCTTACTCTTTGGAGTATATCCATCAGCAACCTGGAAGGCTAAAACTTTTTGCCTAAGTTGCTGAATCTTAACCTGCATTTCCTCACCTGTACGCTGGGAAATAACGACAGAATCTTCCCCATACTGGAAGATGTTGAATTTGAGGATTTCTTTGAGGAAAACAAAGAATTGAAATTCCATGGCGAGTGCGGGAAGCCTAAGTCTGGAATCTGCCCCGCCCATTGTATCCCGCCATTCTACAACTGATTTATTTCCCTTCTGGAATTGACCCTGCATTGGGTTGTTAAGTCCAGAAAGTTCCTTCCCAAAAGAAACAATTTGCATCCCAGATTGCATTGCTCCCTCTGTTCCCCTTGGATCAAATGGGATTTGATGATAAGCATCGGAAATGGTCTTTCCATTAAGTCCGTTCATCCTAACAGGAATCTTAGGAGCAGGGACAGGGGCATTAATATCCTTGATATTTATTACATTTGGATCATATAAAGCCCTGTCTGAGACGGCCCTTCTTGCAGCATTGAAACTGATATTGAAAAGAGTAGAGGCTGCCTGCTGAATAGGAATTGAGCCTTCTGCAATAGACTTGGTTTGATAATCAAGGCCATCCTCAAAAGGCTGACAGAAAAGGATTGGAAGATAGTCAAAAGCAGAAATGATCCTTTTCACACTGATAAGGATATCCCCATTGATAATTTGAAACTGGTAAATCTGCGGTGTGTTTCTGGCAGGTCCTGGGATTCCAATATCTGAAGGACAGAGTCTGGCATACAGTTTAATAAGCTCGTAATTTCCTACGATATTCTTCTTATTTCCACTTTCATCCTGGCCAGTAAGAAAGGCCTCCCAGTTGGTAGAAAGAGGTTTTCTACTCCCGATGTAATCTGAAACCTGTGGATGCTGCCTGTAATTGGGGGCTTCTCCAGTAATATAACTATCAAGAGCTTCCTTTGTGTTCATCACTTCTGACTCAGAGGAAAGTTTATTGAGAAGTCTTTTCAATTTCTGCCGGGAGAGAATAGAGATATGCCCGGCATAATCTCCTTTTGCGGAAATATCCCCAGGCGCTGTGTTTCTATCCCAGATAGTATTATAGAGATCCATGCGAGTGAGCTCTGTGTAATGCATGGAATTCTTCTCTACTTTGTTCTTGTCTCCTGATGCCACAAGTTCATTCATGACGGAATACTGTGGAATGGAGGTCCAATCAGTTTCCACAGCTCCTAGGTTATATTTAACACAGTCACGAATAAATATAAGTAACTGCCTAGGATAACCACCCAACTTAGCATGATCGTCAAAAAGAGCTTCCAATGTTGCCGCATCGTCTCTATTAGCTGGGCTAGACACGATAGGGAATAACGGGGAGCCGGACAGGAATACTTCTGCAAGATATCCGACCATACTATCGACTTGAGCAACAATAACAGGGGGAGTGGTAGAAGGGCTATTAAAAACCCCAGCAGGAGTAGTAGCAGCATCAATTCCTTCTCCATGAACAGTTCCAGTTACTGGATCGATGTTTGTCTTGTATAAAGAATAGGCGGTATCAATGGCTTCCATTTTGTTCCAATACTCTTCGTTTTCACGATGCTCACGAAGGACATACTTGGAATATTCAATGATTGCCTGCTGAACCTGCTTTGAAACTTGTGGCATGGTTTTTCCTCAGAAAGGTGTATTATTCGATAGAACCTTGCATTCCCCATCTATAGTCATCCCAAAATCAAGAAGAGTTATCATGTGCCAGTATTCGTTTCGGATATCCAAACCATATGCACAAGCATCCAAAAGGTCATCTTTATTATCAGATTTTCCTAATTTATATGTGGAAGCTTGCCAGGTGAAATCCCTGCGAGTCTGTGGGTCATGAAGATAATAACTCTCATTGTATAGTTCTGCTATAAAGAGACGTATTCTTGATTCCTTACTTCTTCCATGTGGTTTTAATGGAACCACTGCCAGGCCATGCATTTGGAATTGGGCTATGTATTTCATGAGCCAGAATCCCAAAGTCATTTGATAACCTGTATCCTCAACCCCGATTAATGAACATCTCCATTTTACAGCCAGAGCCAGAGCTTTAAGGATAAGTTGCTCTGGGTCCATGATTCCCTTAGCTGTTTCTACAACTGCAGATTTCTCCGCAAGTTTAAGATGAACAACTATTACGTTATCATCACTTGTTTTTCTGAATCCGGCTGGGTCAATTGTAATAAATGCACCATCAGGATTTGAAAGCTGGAATTCCTCAAAGGGAGAATCTGGGAGTCCGTGTGGAAATATATTCTGGGCTGTGCTTGTTGGGTCATTCATTACCTCTGCAAACCAGACATGACTCATTCCAAGAGATTCATCATGGTAATAACCTTCCATGAGATCTTCCAAGGAGAAGAGTTCTGGCCAAAGAGGCTGTCCATCTTCCAGAATTGCACCAGTAATAAGGGAAATCCAATAAGGATTCTTTTTAAGTTTGCCAAGGACACAATTGTCAGAATACATGTTTCCAACGTAAATTATGAGCCTATTGCTTCTTGGGGAAATTGCCTTAAAAATAGTTCCAACAAGTGTGGAAAGAAGTGTGGCAGAATCTGTGAGACTTTCACTGTTCTTTTTGGTCTGTACGTCATCGCAAAAGATAACATCTGGCCTGGCATGTTTTAAGTTAATACCACGAATCCCACCCTCCCA